CATATTATACCAAATCAACGGAAATTGATTTTGCGTATTTCTGTTTTTTGCTATAAACCTTTCAAGTTCGTGTTTATCACCGTAACCAAACCGAACGCTTTTCGTTTCGCTGGCTTTCAGTTCTTTGTAAGAGTTGTACCCCGCATACGTTATTGTCATCGGTTGTAATATCTCTTTAAGTAAACTCGAAATTATCATATATCAAAAGAGTTTTTATATTCCTTATACTCATTATCAAAGTTAACGTTTTCGTAAATATCGGCATGGTCTTTAAGGTATTCGCTTAAAGTAACATAGTCCGTTTTTTCGCTTCCGTAATAATCAATAAATGGCACATCGTTAATTAAATAAACCTGTTTGAAAAATCTTTCGTCATGAAGTTGTTTTACTATTTCGTTGTAGGCTTCAACAAGGTTTTGGCTCGGCACGGATTGAATACTATTCTTTGTTGTAATCGTTGCTTTGCCGTTGTTACTAAACAAATCAGCCATTAATTTACAATAAACAATATTCGTTAAGATTGACATTTTTACGCTTCCGCGTAAATATAAAAGCCCCTCCCATCGATACGTCTTGCCATCTTTTGTGTATGTTTTGCCATTAACGAAATCCAACCATTTCTGAGGGGCGTTAACTGATAACACCCCATTTGAAATGTTTGAGTTTAATTGCGTAAAGTCCGCCAAACCTAATAAATTCTGTAAAAAATCAATCACATATATAGAAATATAATCATTTAACTTGTCCTCTGACTTATTATTGTCATCATACAAACCTATGATTTCTAATTTGTTTCTGAAATATGTTTTATTGATTAAATACATTGTTTATTTTTTTGATTTAGGTTTTTCTACAAATAATTCAGCAACCTGTAAATCGTTTACAAATATTGAAAATAAACTTTTGCTTACTTTCATTTTGTCTCCAATTTTCTTATTACTAAATTCTTTTATGAATACAATTTCCATCACATTAAGTCGCTAAAGTTGCCAACGCTGTATTGATATTTGTACATTTCAAGAAGCCTGTTTTGTCTACATTTCTAATTAAGAAAAGTATTCTAACTCTCGCTTTAAGAGTTTTTAAATCACTTGTAAATTGTGCATTTACTAAACCTTCCGAAATTACAACGCCTGGTTTTTCGTAAATTCTACCGAAACGGCTGTCACCTACCACCAACGTGTTGTCAGCTAAATTGTTGTCCTCAACAATAGTCAAACCTGCAATTGTGCCGCTGTCCATGTCAAACATATAATTGTTGTTTTGGTCTTTTTTCAATATGTATTGGTCGATAACATCTGAATTAGCCGCAACAAAGTTTGGCTGATATTTTGAACCTCTTGTTTTAACAATTGCAGTTCTCATTTTTCTAACCAAGTCTTTTATGTTTGCGTCAACAATACCACTTGCAACTGGTGTATAAGCTGGTGAAGCTGTGTAAAGTCCTTCAACATCTGCACCGTTACCGTTACCTGCACCTACTGCTATTTTAGTATCGATTACTGCGTTAACATTTACATTCAAAAAGTTTTCAAGTTCCGAAGCCGCTAAAACTTCATCTTCTAAAAACTCCTCAGTAACTGGCAAAGTATCACCAATTTTTACAAGTTTAGTAGTGTATTCTCTAAATGTCGCTGTACTTTCGTCAAACGCTACGCCCTCAGCTTTTACCGAAGCGGCTCTAACGGTTGTGCTTTCATCCCAGTCAACATATGAAATGGTACCATTGTGGTTACCATCACCAACAGGAAATTTAGTAAAAAAGTCATACAAAGCACGAGCTTTTACACCAAGTTGTCCGATAGTGTTTAAACGTACCGAAGCGGTGTTATTTGTTATCGAGGCTCTTGTTACGTTTGCTTTTAAAACGATTTCTTTTTTCTCACCTTTGGCAATTTTAGCAATCACCTCTTTGTTTGATTTTAGCTCCTCAGATAGTTTAACTTCTGTACCGCCTTTGTTTTCCATGCTGTCTTTGATTTCATTAATCAAATCTCCCAATGCCTTTACTTGGTCATCGGTTGCCATTCCTTTAAGTTTCGTATCTAAGGCTTCATTTGTAATAAATGATTTTTGAGCCTCTTCAATCGTGCCTAAATAATCCCTTTGGATTTCTACTTGCTTTTCAGCTTCGAGTTCGTTAAACGAGGCTTCTGTATAGCCTTTTGATGTAACGAACTTTAAAAAATTTTTGTTCATTTTGTTGTTAAATTAAAAAATTAATACTCGTTTTGCTTTTTGAGTAGCTTGCGCTGGCTCTATTATTGTCGAAGTGTCATCATTAACGGCTTCGTTTTTTTCTTCTACTAATAAAGTCGGTGTTACTTGGTTTGAACCAACAACAACTGCTGAACCCTCTATTGCTTTTGCTTCTGTAACTGCAAAAAAATAGCCTTGTTCTTCCGCTTTTTCTTTGTTTGCTATTTGGTCAATATGTTTGTCCCATACTGCTTTTTCTTCTGCATAATACTTTTCATCGCTATTTATAGCCATTTCAATTTTTACATATCTCATACCAACTGAATGATTTTTAACAAATCCTTTTTGATATTGCTCAAACATAAAAGGGTTTCGCTCTTTTGTTATTTCAGTTTCAAAAATCAAAGCTTCAAGTTCTTTGCCGTTGTAATCGTATGGCTCAGTATAAGCGTTAATTTTATCAGATATGATTTTGTCAAACTTCATTTGATGCTCTTGTAATAAGAAAAGGTTTTTATTTTCTTTAAGCGTTTTTTTCCATAAACCTTTTATGTGAACATCTCCATGACTATCTAAAATATTTGTTGTATTAATAACAACTTTTAATTTTAGTTTAGTCGGGTCGGGGTTTACTTCTCCCGTTTCTTTGTTTACATTTTCTATTGTTTCGGTGGTTGCTTCCAAAACAACTGCATCGGCAAATTTTAAAGTAGCTTTTTTTTCAGCTATTAAAATATGTTTATTGTCTTTAAGTTTTTTAAAATCAATCATTTTTCTACTATTTTATTATTCAACAATATTGACTTTTTGCGTTCCAAATCTTTACGCATTTTTATTGGCAAATCTGACTTTAACATCAAATCTATTTTTTTAATTTCCGCTTCCATTTAAAACCTCATTTAATTTTTGGTTAATATCAACTCCCAACTCTTGCGCTATTTTTAAACTTTCAAGGTTTAATTTAAGCAGTTCGCTGTTTTCTTTTCTTAACGTACCCATAAATGGCAAATGGTTAAAATCTGCTTTTACTTCTTCATTTGGTTTTAAATCAAATTCCAACACGTCTGTTAATTTTTGTAACTTTGGCTGTATTGCCATTGTAATAAGTTGTACAAATGCTTTTTGTTTAGCTTCTCCCTGACTACTTAAGCCTTTTCCTCTATCTGCAACCAACTCAATAGGCACGTTAAAATAAACCGCCAAAAATACTAAATCATTACTTATTGATTCGTCAATACCCAATGATTTAAAGTTTTCAACCATGCGTTTTAATTCAAGGTCGCTTTTGCCTGATACGTGCAAACTTCGGTTTGATAATAATTTCTTTTCAATATCCTCACGCTCGGTTGTTGATAGTCCATTAACTTGTAACTGCATATCGTCTTTACCAGCCTTTTGAAACATTAAAAACTTTTTCAGAAAATGTAAATTGATATTTTTACTATCAAGGCCGCTTTCGCTATTGCTTACAACTTTACGAATAGCATCTAAAGACTTATCATTTTTGTACCAATATTGCGTTGGTGGCTCATTGTGTATGATAATTACATCTTTTAACTTAATCTCTTGCTTTTTGTCGCCGTAATAAATAACATGGTTTTCTTTTGGCAAAGTGTCGCTTAAAATTAGTTTCTTTTCAAAGTCATCAAAATACTTTTTTGTTTTTTGGTCGAATTCTTTGTAATCCAAAAAATAATGAGCGTTAAACGTCCCCGTTGGATTTTTGTACATATAAACCGTGCCTAAACTAATTCTATAAAGGTAGTCCTCTATGAAATCAGTCCACGATTGAAATACGATTGGTTTGTTTTGGTAGAAATAAAGATAATTTTTTTG